ACAGATTTTTTTGTTGATTTAAACGTCCAATTTAATGAAAAAAATGTACAAGATTTTGCACCAATTATTAAAATATACGCAACTGAAAAATTAAAAAATAACAATTTAAATTTAACATCGTTTTATGCTTTAATGGACAAATATATAGTTGAATCAGAAAACTATATTAACAATGTTATAAATGTAATGTTACCTGCGGTCAGAAAACAACTACCAAATGTTTTTATTACACAAGAAGATACTCAAAATAGGGCAAATCTTGAGGCCGGGTTTACAGAACAAACCAGAACTGAATTATGGGAAACATTTAAAGCATTAAATGATACTTGGATCTCAGGGTTTGACTTTCAAAATAAAACTTTATTTGAGGATGTTTTGTTGGTAGACAGAGCAAGTAGAAATGTGGGGGATAAAATTATTGTAGATATTTTTCAAATAAAAGATTTAATACAAGACTCGAGTTATAAAAATAATTTATTAGATATTATTACAACTATTTTGGTTCAAAATAATTTTCAACATTTTATGTTACCAGCATTTGTTAATTTTTACAATATTCAAGATGCTCAAAAAAACCCAACACCACGACCTGATGGTTCTTTGGAATTTGCAGAAACTTTATTTGGTACATTTTTGAATGTTGATTACAGACAAAGCGCTCCAAAGTTTCTTTGTTATTATGTTAACAAACCAAGTGAGCACTTAGATATGAAAGATAACATTGATTACAGATATAGAGATGACGCATTTGATTTAAGAAGAGCTAGTGATAATCCATTACAAGAAAATCAAGCAAATAAAGTGGATTGGGACAAATCAAACAAAGTTGTAGGGTTCAATATTGACATAGGAAGACAAAACCAACAAATATTTAAAAGTTTTAGTGTCTCACAAACACCAGGAAAACCAACATCTGAATCTTTAGAAATGTTAAATCAAATGGCTAACTTGGGTGGAAACAGACGATCAACAACTCAATCCGTTTCTTTATATAATCTTTATAAAAATAGAAGCTATGAATGTAATGTTGAAATGATGGGATGTGCTTTAATCCAACCCTTAATGTACTTCAACATAAGAAATGTACCTATGTTCTCAGGCCCTTATATGATTACTAAGGTTACTCATCAAATTGCTGATAATGATTTTACAACTAGTTTCACTGGAACTAGACAACCATTTTATAGTTTACCTAAAATTGATAATTTCTTACAAACATTGAATATTAAAATCTTATCAACAATCCAAACTAAAATACAACAAAGAGAACAACAGGCTCGTCAAAGTCCTGAAAACATTAAAGCACAACAACAAAATGTGATTGCTAATTTACAATCTCAAGATACTTTAACCAAAAGTCAGGATTGTGTCACTCAGATAAATCCACGCTATAGGGACTATACAGGAATTGATGTACCACAACAAACTTCAGTAACAACAAAACAATTATTTGAAACAATTAAAGATGTTTTAGTTGCAAGAGGTTACTCGGTAACAGGATCTACAACATATCTTTTAGCCGACCTTGCTTTTTCTTTTATATACGTTGATTCAGGTAATAACACAGGAATAACAGGATATGAAAACAATTACTCAACAATAAATTTGACTGAGGTTAAAGACTTCATAGAATTTGTTATAGATAGACTATCGGCAATTCCATCAAATATAGTTGCCGATGCGAATTTGTTTGATTTAGGGACTAAACAAGGGGCTGCAAAGGCATTTGCAAAACAATATATCTTGAATTATCCATTGGCACAACAACAAAATGTTTATGACTCAATGGTAGAACAAGATAAGTTAACAGTACAACAAGAAATGGAAAGAGCGTCAGACATTTTCAAAACTGTACAAACTTTCAGAACTAATTGATATTTATAAATAAAAACGATATGAGTACAAAGATGTTATTAGATAACTACCTCGGAAAAAATACGAGAGTATCTGAAAAAGATATGGGTGATGGTACAAAACAAGTGTGTGATTTAGACACAGGTGACTGTTACACTGTAAGAATGAAAGACGGACTTATTGAAAGAGTTGACAATACAATGAAAACATTCAAGAAAATTCAAGTCGAAACCAATCATGGTATAAAAACATTATTAAACGGTTAAGATGGCTTTAGATGAAAAAATAATAAAAGAAATTGCAAGATATAAATCTATAAATAGATATATCATGGAACAAGATGTTCCACCACCCCGCAGCGGCAGGAGCAGACCCTGCGGCTCCAGCTCCACCTGCAGCACCTGAAGGGGCACCTATAGATGCGGAAACCGATCCTGATGTTGAGGAAGTACCTGCTGAAGGGGAAGAAGGTGAAGAAACTGAAGAACTTGATATAACTGATTTAGTTGATTCGCAAAAAACAATGGCAGACAAACAAGAAGAATATTTTACAAATCTTTTTGATCAAATTAAAAACATGGAAACAAAGTTAGCTGAAATGGATTCAATAGTTTCAAAATTAGATAGTTTAGAATCTAAGGTTGAAAAATATAGACCTAAAACGGCACAAGAAAAATTACAATTACGTTCATTAGATTCAGGCCCTTTTAAACAAAATTTGTCAGATTTCTTCGATGAGAAAAAAGACGAAATGGAACAAACAGGAAAAAATGAATATGTTTTAACTCAAGATGAGGTTGAAAGTTTCAGCCCTTCTGAAATTGAAAAATCATTTAATGAACCTATGGAAGATGAGGACGATATTTTATTAAACAGATTTAATTCATAAGTTTTAAGGTCGAAAAAATCGACCTTAAACTTTTTTTGGCGACACAATTTGACTATAACTTTTTATACACTTATAATTTACACATAAACCTTTAATTTTTTAACACATGGCGACAAATTCATTAGACGCAGTACTTGCACAGTACGAGAAATCACAAAGTAGTTCTAATACTACAAACAAAATGTCTTCAGAAGACCGAATGAAAAAATACTTTGCGGCTCTTTTGAAAGATAATGAAAAACAAGGACAAAGAAGAGTACGTATTCTTCCTACACCAGACGGATCTTCACCGTTCAAAGAAGTATGGTTCCACGAGATCCTTGTGGACGGTAAATACCAAAAATTTTACGATCCAGGAAAAAATGACAATGAGCGTTCACCTTTGAATGAAGTTTACGAAGAACTAATGTCAACAGGTAAAGAGGCTGATAAACAATTAGCAACACAATACAAAGCTCGTAAATTTTACATTGTAAAAGTTATTGATCGTGATAACGAACAAGATGGAGTTAAATTTTGGAGATTTAAACACAACTACAAACAAGAAGGAATCCTTGATAAAATTATTCCAATATGGAAAGCTAAAGGAGATGTCACAGATCCTGATACAGGACGTGATTTAATTCTTGAGTTAACCAAAGCAAAAACACCAAAAGGTGCATTTTACACCGTAATCCAAACCGTAATGTATGATGATCCTTCTGCAATTTCACAAGACGAAAACCAAATGGCCGAGTGGGTTGGAGATGAAATGACTTGGGAAGACGTTTATTCAAAAAAACCTTTGGAATATTTAGAGGCGATCGCAAGAGGTGAAACACCACGTTGGGATTCAGATAAAGGAGGTTATGTATATTCTAATGATGAAACTTCTGAAGTATCCATGGGAGGTACAACACCACCAAAATCAATCAATGAAGTTGCCGATCCACAGGCAAATGATGAGGTTGACGAAGAATTACCATTCTAATTTATTATCAAATTAAATGAACGGGAGCAGTTTATTGTTCCCGTTTTTTTTGTTATATTTTTAAAAAAGAAAATATTATGAAACCTATTATCGCAGAAAAATTGAAAGATGCTTTGATAAAAAAATACGAAGCGGAAATTGCAGATGCGGAAGCAAGATTATACATCTATTTCACAAATCCTGTTGGTATTGGAGAACATCCCCAACATACTGAAGAGATGGATATTTTAGTTGGTAAACTGACTGACGCAAAAGACAAATTAGAAACAATTACAAATTTTAAAATTTACGAACTGTAATGGCACTTAAAAAAAACGACTTTAGTTCGTTGAAGAAAAAATTCTCTTCGGACGCGAAATACAAACCTCAAAGATTTTTTGATCTTGGTCCTGAATTTTTAGATGCGGTAGGACTACCTGGCCCCGCTATTGGTCACCTTAACATGTTATTAGGCCACTCTGATACAGGTAAAACCACAGCACTTATCAAAACGGCGGTTGATGCTCAAAAAAAAGGTATTTTACCCGTGTTTATTATTACGGAACAAAAATGGTCTTTCGAACACTCAAAAATAATGGGGTTTGAATGTGAAGAAGTGGTTGATGAAGAAACAGGTGAGTTAACTTGGGACGGATTCTTCTTGTTCAATAACAACTTCAGTTATATTGAACAAATCACAGACTATATAAACGATCTATTAGATGCACAAGAAAAAGGTGAATTAGATTATTCACTTTGTATTATGTGGGATTCAGTTGGTTCTGTTCCTTGTAAAATGACTTACGAAGGTAAAGGTGGTAAACAACATAACGCATCTACATTGGCCGACAAAATTGGTATGGGTATCAACCAACGTATTTCAGGATCTCGTAAAGCTGATTCAAAATATGAAAATACCTTAATTATTGTTAATCAGCCTTGGGTAGAATTACCTGACAATCCATTTGGTCAACCTAAGATCAAAGCTAAAGGTGGTGAAGCAATTTGGTTAAACTCTTCTTTGGTATTTTTATTCGGAAATCAAAAAGGTGCGGGAACAACAAAGATTACGGCAACAAAAGATAAAAGAACTGTGAAGTTCGCTTCGAGAACAAAAGTGTCGGTTATGAAAAACCACATCAATGGTCTTGGT